GTAGTTGGGCCATTGCCATCTCATGCTTTTTGTCGGCCCGGTCTTGGAAAAAACCAAGCACCTTGGGCAAGCCGCCAGCAAGAAAACCAAATAGCGATGAGAGTAGGGTTAGCATCATTTGTCCTTTAAGTCAAAACTCAAATTAGCATGGCGGGGGTACTGAACCACACGCTCACCCTCCGGGCATTTGTACTTGATCGTTGCCAGCAGTGTGGCTGTGCCGGGTGCAATCTTCTCTTTTCTCACCATCGTGAGTTGGTATGTAAACGTGTCAATCGTTGGCCCAGCAGGGCCACTGAACTTACTTGCGGTGGTGGTCGCCTCATGCACCATGCCAGCGGCGTCACGGATGCTGGGGGTAAAACTCTCCACCGAGCAGTCATCACGTTTTTTAATCCGGGCCACTGTCACGTTGATAGGCTGTCCTGCCGCTGCCACAATTTTAAAATGCTCTGGTGACCACTCCAGAATAGCCCGGTCAAACCAGCCAAACTTGTCTGCAAGCGTGTAACCGCCGCCAATGGCTGCAATGCTAGCTGCGACTGCTCCGATGGCTTTAGTTACGTCAATCATTTGTCCCTTTTATTAAATAATTCAAATAGAGTTTTTATTTTTTCTTCAGCTACAGCAACCCTTAAATCTAATTTGCTCAAAACAATTATGAGTGTAATCAAAGCCAGTAGTATGGGCCAACCTTTAGTGAGGACATCAAAGAAATCCACGTCATCTGCCCAGCGTCAGAGATGCGTAAACGATGGCTGCCATACTGACGATCAAGACGCCAGTAGTCTTCATGATCACGCCTTCAAGCCGCTTGAGCCGAGCGTTGATCTGTGCATATCGTTCTGCACAAACGGCCTCATGGCTCGTCAATCGGATGTCTATTTCACTCATGGTTTTTATGCGGCGGCGTTACGCAGTGGTGTCAAGTCTTCAGTAGTCCAAAAGTCTTTGGCAAGCATGATGTTCAGATGGTCTTTGTTGCGGCTCAAGCAATCTGTCCAGTCGGTGTCGCTCATGCGCGCTGGCTTTGCGCCGTTGATGAGGTTCACGCTGTCCATAGCGGCGCTGTAGTGTTGAGCGATTTGCTCTGGGGTTTGTTCAATCATGGGTTACTCCAGTGCGTTAATTTTTGCCATCAGCGCCTGCACCTCTGCAAGTAGCTGCGCTTTCGTAGGTTCAAGTATTGGCACTATTTCGGGATCAAGCGGCCTCGGTCGATTGTCAACAAATTCACCGCCAACATAATCCCATCCAATCCCGCCGACTTCGCATAAAACCCAGTTGTCGGGTTTCACATCTTCCACTGTAGCCACGCAAAGATTAACCACTTTTTTATTTTCAATAACTGCATAATTTGGCATGATGTAAACCTTAATATTCAATAACGATGACGCCAGCTTTACCCGCGCCACCATTTTTTGCGCCACCTGAGGCTGCACCGCCGCCGCCGCTGCCATAAGCTAAACCATCCGAACCATTTCCTGTCATAATATTTGACGACCCGCCGCCGCCGCCGCCGTAATAAGATGCGCCCCCTGCCGCTGCTGTCCAGCCGCTAGCACCAGAATTTCCACTACCACCCGCAGAGCTACCACCGCCCCTTATATTTATATCTCCATTTGTAGCAGAGCCGCCATCTTTCTGACCCCCGTATTGACCAGTTGTTGCGCCTTGCCCACCACCACCTGTAACCGTTGTTGCGCCAACAGTGAAAGTTGAGTCTCCTCCGTTTGAACCATCAGTTGGGGTAGTACCATTGCCACCAGTTCCAGCAGCTCCGATTGCATAAGTGTATGAAGTACCAGCAACAACAGTGAAAACTTTAATGGCTGTGCCAGCCGCTGAACCACCAGCCCCAAATACATTACCGCCAGTAGCGCCTCCAGCACCCCCACCACCACCCGTAACTGTCACCTTTATTTTGGTAACACCAGCAGGTGCTGTCCAAGACGTTCCGCTGGTGTAAACCTCCACGGTCGGAATTGGTGAGGATGACACTGACGCCCATGTAGGAGCCACACCTGCGCCAGCAGATGTCAGCACTTGACCAGAAGAGCCAGCGTTTGCACCAGCCATCTTCATGTCACCCCAAAACCGATTACTGGTACTGGATGAATTGCCAAAAGTGTTTTCGTTACTGACTGAGGCAGATGACGGGCCAGCAGCAGAACCAATAATAATGTTGTTAGAGCCGGTGGACAAACTACCACCTGCTGTAGACCCTAGTAAAGTATTGTTGGAGCCTGTTGATAGTGCGCTACCTACGGAAAGCCCTACACCAGTGTTATAACTGCCTGTTGTTACCGAAACCAATGCTTGCTGCCCAATTGCAACATTTGATTGGCCTGTTGTACTTGTAAAACAAGCCCATCTACCAACAGCAACATTGTTATAGGCGGTGTTGTCTTGGAGAGCACTTTGACCAATTGCAACATTCTGATATCCGCTTACGTTATTTTTAAGTGCGGAAAAACCAACAGCAGTATTGTTAACGCCCGTTGTTGTCAGCAGACCCGATTGATAACCGACCCAAGTGTTGTTCGTACCCGTAGTGACGTTACCCGCTTGGTAACCCAAGGCAGTTTGAAACGGGGATGCTGAGTCTGTAACTCCCAGCAAGCCTGCCGCAGGCGCAGCACTTGTCCAAGTCGTACCGTTGCTGGTCAGCACGTTGCCGTTGGTGCTTGGCGCTACAAAGGTGGGTGCTGATGTGCCGTTGCCCAAGATGACGTTGTTGGCTGTCAGGGTCGTCAGGCTTGTGCCGCCGTTAGCTACGGGCAATGTGCCTGACACATGAGTTGTTAAACCAATTTTTCCGTAGCTTGGCTCAACGCCTATACCGCCAGAAATTAATGCGTTACCTGTAGCAACATCAGCAAGTTTAGACAGCGCCGTTGTTGTTGATGCAAAAACAATATCGCCAACAGCATAAGATGCTAGACCAGTGCCGCCGTTTGTCGCAGGCAGTGTTCCTGTAACACCAGCGGTCAAGCTGACGTTAGTGATGGTGTTGTTGCTACCGTTGATGGTCTTGTTCGTTAAGGTTTCTGTGCCTGCCAAAGTAGCAAAGCTACCAGCAGTAAAGGCTGCGCTAGTCCATGCAGAGCCAGTCCACACAAACAGATTGCTGCTTGTAGTGTTCCAGTACAGAGCGCCTGTGAGCAATGCATTACCGTCATTGTCCACGCTAGGAGCAGAAGCTTTAGCACCAAGGTAACGATCATCAAAACTGTCATAGCTTGCAGCAGCGCTTGTAGCAGAAGCAGAAGCTGCCGACGCTGAGTTACCAGCATTGGTTTCAGAAGTTGCGGCGTTAGAGGCTGATGTAGCAGCAGCGGCAGCAGAGGCAGCAGCAGCAGTGGCACTACCTAAGATGGTATCAACATACACCTTAGTAGTGGCATCGGCATCAGCAGTGGGAGTACCAAGACCAGTAATCTTGTTGGTGCTCATAGCGATAGCGCCAGTCATAGTGCCACCAGCTTTAGGCAAGTTCAAAGCATCAGCAGTGTCTACATAGGTCTTTGTTGCAGCGTCTTGGTTTGCCGTAGGATTACCAAGACCTGTGATCTTGCTAGTACCCATAGCGATAGCACCAGTCATAGTGCCACCAGCTAATGGAAGCTTAGTGGCAATAGAGTTGGTAAGTGTTGTGGACAGGTTAGGGTCACTACCTAACGCTGTAGCAATTTCGTTGAGTGTGTCCAATGTAGATGGAGAAGAGGCAACCAAGTTACTAATCGATGTGTCTACATAACCCTTAGTGGCTGCATCAGCAGCATTGGTTGGTGTTGTGAGGTTGGTGATGGTGGCTGCTGAAGAAGCATCCATGTTCAAGCCACCGTTGATGACAACATCGTTGAACGTGGAAGAACCGCTGGAGGCTGTGACGTTACCAGTCAAGTTGCCTGTGACGTTGCCAACAACAGCACCAGTGTGTGTACCAGCAGTGTTGCCTGTGACGTTGCCTGTCAAGCCACCAACGAAGCCTGTGTTGGCTGTAATGGTAGTGCCTGTGATGGCCTGTGCTGAAGCACCACCAATGACAGCACCGTCAATCGTACCAGCGTTGATGTCAGCAGAAGCAATGGTGGCTGCGGTATTAACCGTCAGGTTGGTCACGGTAGCAGCAGCAGGTGTTGTTGCTCCAACAACAGTGTTGTCAATAGTGCCTGCATTGATGTCAGCAGTATCAGCAATCAAGCTATCAATGTTTGCTGTGCCATCAATGTACAGGTCTTTAAATTCTAAGGAGCCAGTACCAAGGTCAATGTCGTTATCTGTAACTGGAACAACTGCACCGTCTTGGAAGCGAACTTGCTCAACAGCAGCAGCACCCACCTCAACGAATACACCGTGACGGTTATTAGCTGTATCAGTGGCAATCTTATTAAGAAGATCGGCATCACCAATGACAGGAACAGGATGGCCTTCAGCGGCTGTGCCGTCATGCTTGTGACCAATGGTCGCAGAGAAAGCATCACGCAAAGCGTTGTATTCATTATTGATTGGTGCTGCACGTACAACAGCGGTTGGTACGATGTCAGCAGAAGATTGTCTTACATAACCTGTCATAATATTCCTTATCGTCTATCGTTCACGGAGTAGTTCATCACCATTCCCTGAACCGTGTGACTAGCATTTGTGTCATTCGTCACATATTTAAAAGCTATAGAGAAACCAGAGCCTTCAATATTTATCTTCTCTACTGGTGAAGGGTTACCATCAAACACAGCAGCAGCGTCATACACAGCTTCGTTGTAATAGGCAGCAGCACCACTTGTTGTCATTGTGTAGTTGGCAGGGTTGAAAACGCTTTGGCTTTCTTCAAAGTCGTATGCCACACCCAATGAGATTGTTGCAACACCTTCACTTCTCAGAAACGTTGTCAAGTTGTAAAAGTTCTTACGAATGGTGGGGTCTTCAAAGTAGTAATACGGAGTTTGGTAAACAGACAATATTGGCTGTCCATCAAAGGACGATCCTGTTTCTTGCTTATATACCTTACCAGCAGCATCGCCATGAATAACAATCTCGTCCACACCTACGTAACCACTTGACGCGCACGTTGCTGGAAAATCAAACAACTGACTAAACTCAAAACTGAAACCACCATCACGCTGTCTCAGACCACCAAGCAAACCAAATGTACCACTGGTAGGAATGAACAGTCTAAACTGAGACTTCTTTCTAATAACTACTGAAGTCAATAAGTCAGGATCAAGGTCTTCAGCAATAAGTTCTTGCAAGATGGCATTAATTGTAAACTGAATCTGCTTAGAGATTGTTTCCAATTCAACGTCACCAATCTTACTTGTACCCGCCACTGGTCTAAAACCATCTGGTCCTAAGAACAACAGATTACCACCAAGTTCTACCACACTATCAGAAGCAATACATCCCAAGTTGGTAGTGACTTCACTAACTACAAAGTCAGCAAGGTTTGTACCGGTCAATGCTTTAATAGCGTTCTTACCGAAGATGTAGAGTGTGTCACGAAACTGTTTAATCTGTACAATCTCAAAGCCTACGTTAATAACACCTGCGCCATTGGCTGGACTGAAATTTGTCTCATCAAGTGGTGCGGAGAAATACAGATTGAATGGTTCAGAAGCCTGACCAGCCAAGAACATGTGGTTCTTAAAAGCAGC